TCAGCACCCCTCACAACCTTCTTAGGCGCGTTGAGTTTCTGCATCGCCTCGCCAATGTTTTGCATGGTCTGTCCGTGTAGGTTAGCCATTTGGTCGTGCATGAGTGCCATCTTGTCCATCGCTTGAACGATAGTCCCACCCAATTCGTTGGTGATCTGAGCAGAGGCAGCCTCAATGACGGGTAAGTCCATGCCAGGGTTACTTCCAATCCTTGCCACCATGATCTTGGTCGCAGCATCGAGTTCGGCTTTCCAACGCTCGTATTCCTCTTTGCCTTGCATTTCCCGAGCCTTGACTTGTAACTCGTTGTTGGCAAGTTGTAGAGCAAATTGTTCTTTCATTTGCTCTAACTGCATATCTGCTTGGGTTTTTGCCTCTTGCATTTGCATCTCAAGTTGGGCTTTGGCTTGTTCAAGTTGAGCCTGTGCCTGCATTTTCATCTGCTCGGTCTGGGCTTGGGCTTGCATACGCATCTGCTCGGCTTGTTGTTCAGACTGTAACTTGAGCATCTCGGGGTCTTGTTGAGGCGGTTGCTGTTGCGCCATCTGTGCTTTTTGCTGTAAGGCTTGCATGGCTTGCTCAATAGACGATTCAAGACTGCGACCAGCCCTAAATCTGCGTACTGTAAACAAGAGCATCTCACCAAACAAGGGCAACATCTCAGGGGCTTGAGCCACCATAGGTAAGCCGTTTTGCAAGAACCCTGTAATAGCCTCAATAGCCTCAACCGCGCTTTGTTTCTCGGCTTGCTCGTCAATTTGGGCTAATGTGTCTGCCTCGACTTGAATGTGGAAATCACGAATTGTGCTGTTTGAGAGCATCTGCACCGCAGCTTGCAACAATTGCGGATTCTGACCCTCTGGCGTGTTCATCACCCCAGACATCTCAACAATTAACTCTGGAGGGTAGAACTTACAGACGATCTGCGCCTTGATGCGGAACAGATCAGTAGCAAATCTAGCCACATCGCCCTGAGTAGCCCTCAGTCTCAGGCTACCAAAGTTGGCTTTTAGTTGTTGAGCACCAAGGGTTTCGTTTGCGTTAGTAGCCCCCCTAAGAACATCTGATATTCCCGAGATTTCGTAGATAGACTGCTTGACAACCTCACGGGATTGATAAAGCTGCTGTAAGGTCTTGATGATGGCACTTGTGTCCATCATGTCTATCGCGCCTTTTAGCCCACCCTTTTCGCTCATGGCTGCCCATGCGGTCACAGGGAACAGTTTGTTGTCCACACCCTCTGTAAATAACCGCCCAAGTTCCTTGAACTCAGCGTTAAACACACCGACCGCCTTGCAAGCCTTCACCAATAGGTAAATGCGCTGTGTCAGATTGTCTAGTTCTTGGGCTTGGTCTTCATATTCGCAGTAGTCTGGTACTGGAATCATTGACCCGTTGGTTGTTGTGGCCAATAAAGGCTTAGGACAAGGGAAAAACCCTTCTAATTCAAGAGGGTCATCACGCTCGTCAAGTGCTTGGGGGTAACCCTTGGCAACCCAACAAACCTTCTTTGTGCGTTTGTTCCATATCTCAGCGACTTTAGCCTTCTTCCCGTAGGTCGCTTTTGCGGTCATTGGGTTTTTAGAGTCTACATCGTCATTCTGGTCTTGTAATGGCACATTCTTGAACACATCACCAAAACGCTCGATGCCCTCTTCGGGTGTCATGTAGACCCAACGGCTTACCCACCATACCTCATCCCATGTTCGGGCGGGTGAATGGAGAAAGTCTGTCCAATAGACATAATCCACAGGACTGTGCGCTGAGTCAACGCGCTCGATTTCCTCTGTGTTGGTGATCTCTACGCCTTCGTCTGGGTTAAGTTCTGGCATTCCCGTTAGTTCGGGCTGCTCGTTAACAATGATTGGCTCGTAACGCACCCACGCTGTACCGCGACCAGGCAATAGGCGGTCTTGCACCACGCCTTGCATAGCAGAGTCAAAGTCACCAAATTGGGTTACCTCATACTCGATTACGCGCTCTAGCATCGTAGAGGCTAATCGACCTACTGGGTCTTGATCGCTATATCTACGGCTTACCTCTGGCTTTGCCATGCGTCCGTAGAGTGCAGGGAACAGCACAGAGATGTTTGACCACAGGATGTTGAACTTCATCCTTGGCATCTCAATGGCATCGCGCTCGTCTCGGTAGCGTCTTACTACCTTCTTACCGCGCTTTTCCCACTTGTCAAAGACTTTGGTGGCTTTGTCTAGTTGGTCGTGCCAGAACGGGCCTTGGTCTTCCTCATAAGCCCCATCATCGTAGGCGTTCTCGTACATATTAAGCCGCGAAGAAGAATGTCACATCCAATGCGCTACCGCCAATAGTGGCGTAGAGGCTTGTTCCTACATTGGCAGGGAATCGGTGAAATCCTATGGCTGGAGTAATCGTGCCTGACATTACAGTTCCGCTTGCGCCACCATCTCGTAGGACTAGCGTTCCGATTGTGGTGTTGTTCACATAAAACCCAATAAGTTGACAAGCCCCTGTCGAGACAGCCCCCGTACTAGTGATGTTCTTGTATCCACCTACTTCTGCTACTGGTTGGCTCATATGCGTTCCTCTTTATGTGTAGTTTCAAAATCCCACAATTCGTCTAACGTAATCGTCTGTAAAGTCTTCCCTTTGGGTTGGGGTTCGTTTGACTTGTCTTGTCGATACGCGACTGCAAGCATTCTAAACGCATCTGCGGGGTGTGAACACCAGTCATGCCTTGGAGTTTGACGAAAAGTTTTCTTGTCCTCATCATATTCTCTTTGGTACTGTCTGAGTGCCTCTAACCCCTCATCACAGATCGGGTCAAAGTAGCACTTCGGCAGAATCATCCTCACCGCCTGTATCCCGTCTTGAACACCTATTTCTGGCACTATGGCTAGTTTGCCTATCCCCCCGAGGTGACTAGCAAGTTGTTCAAGGATTGACTTACCACCCGATGCAAGGGTCTTGGCTCTAGCGTCATGGGGTAGGAAGTGCTTGGTGTACCGATAGCCCTTGCTATTCACAACATTGGCTATTTCCTCGATGGATGCGCCTGAGACTGCGTAGTAGTCCATCACATGAATCTCACCCCTGACTACCTGATACCACCAGATCGCGGTGTCATCTCGATAGCCTAAGTCCCACGCTGTAAATACTGGGGCATCAGGGTCGAACTTGAGGTCTCTCACTCTGCCCTCAGTATCTACTTGGCGCATCTCTTGTCCGTAGAACGCCCCAAGGATAGCTGCCTCAAACGAGCACTCATACTCTTGGTCATACTGGTCTTGGCTTAACTGCTCTCTAGCTGCCCTTAGTTCCGAGTCTGCCAATATCTTAGAGACTGTGGCTGGTAGGCGTAGCAAAAACCAATCTGGGGTAGCCTGGCTAACCCTGTATATGTCGTGAAACTGATTCTTTCCCTTTGGAGTACCGCCAAACACAGCCCATCCGAGCCTATCTGACAGCGTAGGGCGTATCACATTACCCCACACGCTAGGCTTGAAGTCTCCGTATTCGTCTAGGTATACCCCGTTAAATCCTAGTCCACGCATGGCATCTGCGTTGTCCGAGCCAAATAACCTGATCTTTGCCCCGTTAACCAGTTCGACTGTTAGATCGCTCTCATTGGTGCTTTTACTTACGGGTTGGGCATAGAACTTTAAATAATCCCACGCCACAGACTTGGCTTGACTTCTGAACGGGGCTATATAGGCATATTGCGCTCTCACCCCACCCTCGGTCAATGCTCTGCGTATCAGGTCATTGATAGCTGCTACTGTCTTACCCGCCCTTCGGTGTGCCACCAGACATGACCATCTCTCCGTCCTTTGGTGAAAGGGCATGAACGCCTCTCTTGGAGAGTAGGGGATGATTACTTCACGCCTTCCCACTTGACCACCATTTCGATTGGGCCTTCATCCGCGCCCGTTATCTCTGTCCTTGCAAGTTTAGGCACATGGTATTCCACTACTGATTGGAATAACTCGAATGCCTTTGCAGGGTTGGGTTTTATATCTTGGTCAGGAATGCCATCTGCGACCTTATCTAGCCACTCTGCTAATCTGTGTGCATTACCATCAACAAACAAAGCAATCGCCTCCCTTGCCTGTTGGGTGGTCTTGTTGGGCGTTCCTGATGTGCGCCCTCCCGCTTTCTTCCTACTTTTAACTACTTTAGTTTCCATATTAACGCCTTTGTATTATGAGGTCACTTTTTGGTACATCATAAGACTCATAAGGGAACTTAGCGCGTCTTTCCTCATCAGTTAGGTTTAATCTGGCTTCTGTTGCTCGTGCCTCTGCTTCACCCGCCAATCGTTGATATTGCCCAAATGGAGTTCGCTTCATATCTTCTGCGCTCAAAAAGGATAATGCGTCATCAACATTCTCAAATCCATATTTTTTAACAATTGATTGGATTTCTTGTGGGTTTCCGTATTTGATTGAGGATATGACCTCTTCTGGTTTTGCGGTGTATCCACCAGTTAAGACTTTGCTTAGATCGGCATTTAGTTCTTTTGCCACAGGATTAAACATTGGCCCAGACTGAAACTCTTGCATATTTCCACCTCTAGCAAAACCTTCTTTTGCTTGGATGGCGTGTTGAATTTCATGTATTAAGGTTTTTTTATCTTCGTCAGAATATGCTTTAGCAGTTATTTTAGGTTCGCGAGTTACAAAGTCTTTTTCGGTAAATGAACCACCACCACGACCAATTAAGGTTTTCTTCATGTGCTCTGGTAAGGCTATTTCGCTTGTTATGTCTGTGTCGTAATACTGCAAGGCGGGGTAATTTTTAAACAATTCTGGGTGAGATAAGGTTTCATGTAACTTACCCTCAAAATTCTTTTGCTTGTTCAGTAGTTGAGCAGGCACATCGCTAATTTCTTGCCTTAGTTTGCCATCTACCCCTCTGAATGTGCCAGTAGCTGCCCACATCTCTTCTGGTGTGGCATCAGTTTTTTCCATTTTTAGATATGTTTCAGCCGCAGGAGTGTTAAAGGCTTTGGAATTGTTGCCAATAAATATTTGCAAAGGCTTGGGTGTCATTTGCCCGATTACCGATCTGGTCGGCTGTCCCGTCATCCCCGCGTTGATCTCGTTGCCCAATAAACTGAGGTAACCTTTGCCTACGGGGGCTGCGGCTTTGGCAAGACCTGGCGCAATCATTGTCCCCAACTCTTCCATGCCTGCGGTCTCTGGTCGGGCTTGTGTAACCCTTTGAGGCATCATTCCCAATATGTCTGAGGTGGTTGGCATGACTGCTTTGGGGCTTACTTTTACCCCGCCTGCGCCAAATGATGTGTTTATGCCCATGCGTCCCAAGGTCTCTAAGTCCCCTACTGTGCCAGGCACTTGCGCCACTCCACCCCTTATCAATGATTCCAGATTACTCAGCCCACCACGCCCAATGTCAGCAATCATTCCCAAAAGGTTGGGTGACTTGTATTTACTTTGTAATGCT